GGATTTGGGGAAAACTGTCGGAACTCCATTGACGAGTTTCACAGCCAATTTCCCCGGCAAAGATCTCTTTCCGGGATCGGTTTTGGGATCTTTCATAACATTGCGTACAACCTTTTCTCCCTTGACATCAAGTTCTACACAATTCAGCTTAGTGGCAAACCTCATGGTATCACGATTTACCTTTTGAAGCAGACCTCCTCCCATACCAAAAGTGCAATTGAATGGAGAGTATGCAACATCATGACAAAGCAATGCTGTTTTAGTCTTTTTGTCGATTAGAAAACCTTTATGATACTTGACACGTTGACCCTCGAAATAAAACTTGCCTTTGTAAAGAGTTTCGATACGTTTCTTTCTATTTTCTGGGTTCATGATGTGAGAAAGCACCTCTTCGATAGCCTTCAAATCAACTCCATCTCCTTGAATAACTGAGAATCCATCGAACATGAGATATTTGGTTCCATTTTTTCCCACACAATGAGAAGCGTCCTGATGAAACTTATCATCTTGACTCAAAATGACTTCGATTGCAATCATCGCATCAAGAACAACTTCCTTAGGTGTTCCAGAATCAGGTCGCAAAACCATCGGACCATTCTTTTTGATCAATGGTACAAGTTTGAAAATGGTGTTGTGAAAATCGAATGTATCCATGACACATGCAAAAAGCCCGTTTCCAAACTTGTCAGCCATATTCTGAATGGCATCTTTTTCGTTGTAATGGCCTTTGTTCGGCAATATTCCATCTTTCTTCTCGAATGACAACATCACTGAATGCTCAGTCGCTGGAATTGATTCTCCGACAGGTTTTCCTCCATTGAGATGATATTGAGCGTAGTACGCTGCACTTTCGGTATCAGTTCCCTTGAAATTGAGAAGATGAGCGATTCCTCCGATAACAGATTGTTCAACACATGTACAACCTCTGAACCCGAAATCGTGCAGTTTGTATTCTTCGATCCACCTCACATTTTGTGGAACATTTGCGTCATCAAACTTGTCAACAATGATCTGTTTAGATTTTCGTGAAAGAGTTGCGACTGTGCACGGATACCAAATTTGGGTCATAATGGTTTCTAGAAATGTGACGAGAGGAGCGTATTCTCCCAATGCGGAGATCTGGTAAATTGGAATGTGTGGGTAAATTACTGAACCCTCTGGAAGGCTTTCGATGATGACTGGAAAGTAACCATTGTTTTCCTTGACAAACTTTTCAAACAGGTGTTTCGGGAACGGATAAGGAGTATTTCCAGCGTTATGTGTCGAAAGAAAATTTGCCATATTTTCGACATCTTCCATTGTCCATTGAACGGAAACAAAATTTTCAATGGCATAACGAATACCGTAAAAGACAATTCGCTGATCTTTTTCATCCTTGTTAAAAGAACCTCTGAATTCTCCGTAAGCAACCATTTCCGTCACAGTTCCATCATCTCCAGAAGGATATTGAAAACCATGTGAATTCTTGTACGAATCAGTCAGAACTGAAATAGGAATGGGTAGACCCTTGAGAACCATTTGTATTGTTTTGACTGTTTTGACTGTTTTGACTGTTTTGGCTGTTTTGGCTGTTGGTTTTGGTATTAAATACGCAAAATATGATGATAAGTCCCCTTTTGCAAAGGATACAACAAATCAATGAATAATCAATTTTTTTTAATAAATAAACTTCATTTTAACTCCATGTGAATGAATCAATTAGTGCACATTGATTTTGTTGAATATATGGATCAGATGATATCATACCATCGTATGCACTAGTTAATGTTTTAATGAACGCATCATTGTTTTCTAAAAAACTATTCACAGCACTCCAATTTCCTTCATGAACTGTGAACTGTAGGAGAGTTACAAATTGTATTAAAAAACTAAATTCACAAATTTTGTCACGATAAAATTTAGATTTAGTAAATCTATCTGACATCATAAAAATTTCGTCCGCTTTTTTTTGAACATCAGTCTCCGATATAAAAGGATTCGCAAAATATCCGCTATTAATAGGCTTAATAGATTTAATGGGTATATCAGGTTTATGATATTCTCCGTAATACAATGGTGCGCTTGGTGCATGTGGCACATATGGTGTATATGGTGCAGTTTGTACATACTGTGTATTTGATACATACTGTGTATTCTGTGCATACGGTGTGTACGATGTAGTCTGTGTATTTTGTACATACGGTGTATTCTGTGCATACGGCACATACGGTGCACTTGATGTGTATGATGTATTTGGTACATTTGGTACATACGGTGCATATGATGTAGTGGTATGTGCGTACGATGTATTTGGTACATTTGGTTCATATGATTGATAATTAGATTTTTGAATACCATTCATGAATGCATTATAAAATTCTTTTCCAGGACTCTTACTCACGAGATCACTATACGGTTTACCCAAAAAAGATCTTTCTTCGAGATTGACAATTAATTCTTTAATTGCCGTATTATCGATTTGATAAGGTCTCAGATATTCTATAAATGTGTTCAAGTTAGGTGTCATATATCTGAACGTAGATAATTCTATTTCACGAGAATTTATTGAATTGTTCACTATGTATAATCGTTTGTTTGTTTGATGTGTACTATGGGATTAAATAAGATGATCATGTATCAATTTTTATTAATAAAAACTGAAATTATATTATTGATTATGAATCATTATATATCATAATATATCATAATATATCGCCATATATCGATATCAAGTTATTAGACTATAAAATATATTTATCATAAAATGGCTAATTTAACAAATTTTAATACCGATTATGAATACGATCTGACGTGTAAATTACTTTTAGTAGGCGATCCGTCTTCTGGAAAAAGTTGTATTTTTAATAAGTTTTGTTCTAATGAATTCAATTCAGAATATAGAGCTACAATTGGAGTGGATTTCAAAACTGCTATTGTACAAATTGAGAATTTATGTACGATAAAAACTAAAAGAGGTAAAATAAAAGAAATTCCAATTTTAAAAAAAGTCAAAATTCAACTGTGGGATGTCAGTGGTCAAGATAGATTCAAAATAGTTACTAGCAATTATTTTCGGAATGTTGATGCTGTTATTATAGTTTATGATGTAGCTAGTCCTTTTGGAAGAAAAAATATAAATAAATGGATCGATAATGCATCCAAGGAATGTAATTTTGATATTCCATTTTATTTGGTAGCCAATAAATGTGATTCAACTGCAGAATCACATGAATTGATTGAAGAAAGTGAAGAAAATAAAGTGGAAGAATATATGGGTATTTCTTCTACATTCAAAACTAGTGCAAAAACAGGTGATGGAATAAAAGAAATGTTTACTTCAATCGTTGAAGATATAATTGATCTCAAAGGCGATGACGAAATAATAAATAACTCAATGCAAGTATCATGTTGTGTAATTCAATAAAAAAATTAAATTATTTATTTGTATTTTCTAACATCACTAATGTTAATTCCAAAAAATACTTCGTTTGCAGCATTAATATTGTTATTGTCATCATCAATTAAACATATACTTTTATAATTTTTTTCTGGCGTATTTGTTCTTTTTGCAATTATCATAAGATGATTGTTTTTTTCTTTGTGTGGATTAGCCATTGGTGATACACCCAACTCTTCGCATGCCAAAATATAGCCTTCTGTGAATGTTCCGGTCTGAAAAGCTAAAATATGATCAGACGGAATAGGACACATCATGTTTTTTTCATTGTGATATAGAGCTCGTAAATATTCTCTGATTAATCTCTTTCCGGAATAAAGACCTTTGGAAACTTCTGTATGAGTAGTTGTTGCATAGCTTGCAATCCATACATCGATACTATTTGATTTCATATAATGTAAAAACTGTTTGAGAACTTCTGGAGATTGAATATTTTCTAAACATACCTTCATACGTTCTATTAAATTTATCGGAAGATGTTGCATTCCTCTTGTATGACCTATTGTAATCGTTTGATCAAAATCAATTACAACAATTTTTGGGATTTTTCCTGTTTTTCGTATTGCTTCGGTAATCAGAGTCAAAAACATTTTCAGTCCGTAATCACAATCTTTTGTATCAGTGTTGTGAGCTTCATAATTTGTTAAACTTCTTTTTCCTATAATTCTATCTGGCGAATCTGGTGATTCACACTTAACTGCAGAAACCAATTCTGTTAATGAAACAGAATTTTTAATAGAATCCATTTCAACAATATCCATCAGTTTATCAACACATTCAGATTTAGTTCTCACTATTTTCGGCCGATCGATTTTGTACGATGCGTTTAATATATCAGATGTTAATGATCTAGTCATTTTAGGTTGAGATCTTGTATTCTTCTGCAAACTTTGCGGAAACTTTGTTGAAACTTTTGAATTTGAAACTAATGATAGTGATTTAATTCCAGAATTAACCGAAGATAATTGTATAGAACGATTATTTTGCAAGTCCTGTAATCCATTTAATCTAGGAATACTTAATTTCCTAGAAGATTTGTCTGATAGTACATTCATTTTAAGATGAAGATTTTATATAAATATATATATTAATTAAGTTTATATAATTTAAACACCAATTAGTTTTATATAATCAATTTTTTATAAACATTAAAAGCGATATAGATGTTTTGCAAAAATATGGAACATATTTTATAAACATTAAAAGCGATATAGATGTTTTGCAAAAATATGGAACATATTTTATAAACATTAAAAGCGATATAGATGTTTTGCAAAAATATGGAACATACTTTATATAAATTAAAATTTAGGAGTCGGTGTCATTGTAGGTGCCGAAGTTGGCTCAATCGGAGGATTTGAACCGTGTGGAATACATAGACCACTACCGCATGCAGCTCCAACAATAATAACTAACAAAATCATAATTGCAATAAATGCAATGAGAAGGTTCATTTTGATATTATTCCAACACATTCGTTTTCGGACATCTCTCGCACCATGTTTGAATCTGTCAGCATTTGCTTCCAAATCTTCTGTTTTTCCCTGTAATCCTTCTAATTGATCACCACGATCGATCGCTTTGGAAATATTTTCCTGCATAATACTAATAACACCATTAACTTGGTCTTGAACAAGTTGGAGTTTTGTTTTTTCTGTTGGCTGTTTAGACGGATCCATTTGTAGTTGTAAGTTTTTTACAAAAGTTTTAACTAATCCTACAACAAATAGTTAATATTATGGTCAAAATTAATATGTATATCATAATAACTCAATTAATCAATTTTTTTAATAATATTTTTTAATAATATTTTTGTAATAATTTGAGAATCTGAATATTATTCATTAATTTAACATCATTCAATATATCCCTTGTATCATCAATAAAAACCTTTTGTTTTCCGTATAGATCAAGATATATTTGAACAATTGCATTTTTATTTGTTACACATGCTTTTTTATAAATTTGTATATCGATCTTGCGTGAAATTTTTTTAAAATCAGCCAATATTTTATTCCGCGCATCACCGAGTTTTGTGTAATCTCGATTTAATGCAATCAACAATCCTAATTCACTTATTCTGTCAATTTCTTCCTTACTTATATTGTTTATATCAATGAGTGAAAGTTTTTTATTGAATGTTAAAGTGTGGAAAGAATACAAATATTCACATATGTTTTTGTGTAACGGAATCGATATGTTGTACCAATAATCTAATCCATGATACTTGATAAAATCATCAAGTGATGATATTAACAATTCATCACCTCTTTCCTTCAATATTTTTTCAATCGAATCGAAATAATTTATTTTTTGTTTGTTTTGTTTATTATTGTCTTTTACAATTATCGACATAGTAATATCAAAGATTACAATCTTCGTTATTTTACTAAGAGCTAAGTGATAATAAATATATTTATATATTATATTAAATTAATTTATCAATATTTTTGAAAATCTATCCACACGAAAATATTGAAATAATAAATTATTTGTATTAATTTAATATAAATTGGCAAAATAACAACAAACAAATTACTAACTAAATATTTCTATAAATATTTCTATAAATATGAATAAATATGCATCGAATATATGTTTCGAAATAATTATATTAACATTATTGGGATTAATTCTTGGATTTTACGGTGTTTCTTTCCATTATGATAAACAGTTTTATAATGAAATTTTGCAAGAAGCAACATGTATGAATCTTAATTCATATCAAGTAATCACACATATATCCACAGTAAAAGATTTTCCAGTTGATTCAATCACTTATTATAAAATTCCTAATTGGAATTACGATTTTGTCACAAATTATACATGTTGGTGGAATCCTTTCAATAATTTAATGAGTTTATCCTATTTTACTACACTCGACGGTACAGTCAATGAACGTTCCGGATATTATTCATCTGCGCCAGTATTTTATTCAAATAATATTGGGACCTGGGAAATAACGATGATTTGCCTATTCACTGTTTTATCAATTTTAGGATTTGTAAGAATTTTGTCACTGATTGTTAATATAGTTAGATATATTCGAACTGCACAATATGAAAATATCAATACAAATACAAATACAAGCACAAATAGAGATGCTGATCAGAATACAAATACTGTGTAATATAAACTAATAATTTTAATCAAAAAATTGGATTATTTTTTTTTTATTTTTAATAACTTTTTTTGGTTTTATTATTGTTTGTTCAATTTGTTCAATTTGTTCAATTTGTTCAATTTGTTCAATTTGTTTTTGATTTAATTGTGTTAGTTGTTTTTGTTTATTTGCGAGTTCTTTCATTGATTTAACAAAATCATCGTTGTTAACTTGCTTACTAAAATATTTATATTCGATGAGATATCTGACCATTTTTTTAATAGATTCGACGTCAATATTTATTTTATACATTTCATTTGTTAATATGTTATACAAAAAATAATTGTAATTAGTTTCGGTACTTGATTTTGTTACTTCATTGAGATATGCCAGTAAACTAAGTTGCAAAAAATGTTCTTTCGATAAATCTGATGTACATTTGAACATATAAATATTTTTATTTAGATTATCGATACAGGAAATTTTTCCACATAAACCCTTTTTCATTAGTTCTTCCTCATTACTATGCTCAAAATCTTTTTCGAAAAATAATCCATTTGGATTCATGATATCAATAATTTTTTTGAGTCGCTCGATAGAATCATCAAGATCCTTCCGTTTTAACCAGTTATACTTGCTTATTTGATTCATTTTATAATTATACCCTGCTGTCATAGAACAATATGTATTTGCCATCAATAATAACTTTCCCGGTGTTAATCCTTTTATATCTAGTTTATGATTTTTTTTATTAATTGTCATCTTATTTTTTGTAACAAATTCAAAGTATGATTGTAATGCAACACTATTAATATCACTTACTGTTTCATATGTAGTTTCATCCTCCCCGTCGATATTGTTTGTATTATCAGTCTTATTTTCTATTTTAGTCGGAATATTAATAATTTTATCGGGTGTCTGTATTTGTTGAAATGTGATGAATCCTAGAGCATGATCAGTAATATCTGATGGTAAATAACTTAGTAAATCATTGACATGTATTGGTTTTTCTTTGTACAGTTTATTATTAACTTTAAATTTATTACTGAAAGTACATAATTTTAATGGTTTAAATTCATAATAGCAATTATTTCGTAAATTTTGAATATTAAGAAATGGTAAATGATTATTAGTTTCATGATGTAATACGGTGAGACGTTCAGATGCACGTGTCAATGCAACATATATTTCATTAGGACAAATATTTTGTAAATTTTGGGGAATATCTTTTTTATAATATTTAAAATACGAATCATCAAAATTAAATACAACACAAACTTTTCTCTCTAATCCTTTAGCTTGATGAAATGTAGAGAAGGCAATTTTATTTCTAAGAATATCATCATCTATTTTTTCATCATCAGAACTGGGAACATATACAGCATAACCATCTTTTGATAATTTATTTGCTAAAATTCTTATACCACATTGGTCTGATTTTAATGAAGGAGCCAATATAAACATGTCATTCACATTGTATTCTTTTAAATACATAAGAATTTCGTTATAAATCCTATTGTTTACATCATTAAAACAGTTGCATACGATATATCTTACATCAGATCCTAAAGTAAATGCTCTATCAATATTAGATGTTTTAATAGTTTTATTTGTACGTATTCTATCTTCTCTCAGAACACAATTATTAAGAAATTTACCCATCTCATTGGTTAATCTGAAGCTTAATGATAATTTGGCATCTTTCCAGGGTAATTTATTAGGACCCAAATCAGCTGCAAATAATTCTTTTGCATGAATTATAAACCGAGCATCTGCATTATTAAATGAATAGATCGACTGAAATTTATCACCAAGAACACACAGACGATTATTTTGATTATTTTGATTATTTTGATTATCTTTAGAATAATCGACGAATTCACTAATAATTTTAAATATTAATTGAAAATATAAAGGTGTCATATCTTGTGATTCATCGAGTATGACAATATCATATTTCTTTGTGATGGAATTAATTGGCCTCAAATTATTATTCAAAATTTGTCTGATAACACAATCCGTGTGACAAGCTTTATCATAGTATTTATAACAAAATGAATGATATGTATGTACTTCTAAATTATTTAATTCTAATTTTTCTGTTTTACTTTTTGTTTCGATGCGTAACTTTTTATTATAAGTCAAAAGTAAAATTTGTTTCGATGGATATTTTTTAGCGATATGTAGAATGGTTGTTGTTTTTCCTGAACCCGCGACAGAATCAACGAGGACATTATAATTATCAATATAGTCAATTATGACTTTTTGTTCATCAGAGGCTTCATTCATTTTAAAGGTGATGATTCAGTAAAAATAATTTATTATTTTAACTGGAACATTAATAAATTAATTAAAATATGTATTTATTATTCAATTTTTTTATTTTTTCCCTCAATTAAATTTTTTATTACATGTTTTTTGTAATTTTTAATGTCTTTCTCTTTTAGTTTATTAAATTCCTTTTTGTCGAAATCCTTTTGATATTTAATTTTAGAACAATCAAAAAATACACATTTTTTTACCGTTCCATTATTATTCAATATTATTCCTATATTACTTGGTTTCAAATCTCCGTGAACAACACCATATTCATTATGTAATTTTCTAATTGCGTTATCGATAAGTTTATTTTCGTCAAAATTCATACTACGTTCGATTAATATTTGTTTAACTGAACAATCTATTTTTTCCATAATTAAAAATCCATATAAACTTTTTGTCTTGTTCTCTTCTGCACTAGTAAAACCTTGTGTATAATATCCAAAAAAATCTGGACCCATTTTAACTTTACTTAACCCTGTTAATCCCCGTGCTTCCACCATAAATACATTATAATCCATTTGTTTTTTGTCCACGAAAAAATTATCGTAATTTACATTTCCTTCATTATAATTATTATCGATTAGTTCAAATTCGTTAGATGCATTTACATTTTTATCATTTTGATAAATAGATACAATTTTAATTATACACAATCTTCCATTATATTCACCATCCCATATTATTCCATGTACTGTATTTGTTGATATAATTTTATTAAGTTTTACTTTGTTGTAGTCTGCTTTTGTAATTATGTTATTTTCGCCAATAGTCCTATGATTTGATGCATGATTAATAAATTCTGAAATAATAGGTAAATCATTTTGGATAGAAACAAATAATTTATTTATTACTTTATCTAAAATAGCTAAATGTTTATTACAGTCATCTTTATCATAATCAATTAATTCGCTGAATTGTTTGATGTTGTCGAATATTTTTAACATAGCATTGTGATATGGTTTAACAAAATTAATGTCGTACTCTAATGAATCTCTTATAGGACCGTTTTCTGTATAATCACGCAATGTTCCAACTAGCTCATAATTCAGCATTTCAATTGGTCCCCCTCGCGCATTGAATACAATATTTATGAATTTATTTTTTTTAACATAATTTTGTGTTATTATAGGAAATTTACCATATTTTTTATGTGTAGCAGATAACATAAAACAATGTGGTACAGTGTTAAACTGTTTTTCAAAATAAGCAAACACTCTTTTTCCTGTTCCATGAATATCGACATATATTGATTTTTCTACGGAACTATCTTCCTCTATTAATGATTTAACATAATTATTAAAAAATATATTTTCTTGAGCAGTTGCCCCTTCAAACATAACTCTTGAACAATTAAAATAATGCGATTTTTCATTTGGAAATAATTTAGAAAATATTTTATAAAAATGGCAACAATCACGTGTTGCAAAAAGAAATGTATTAATATTCCTTTGTTTTGCATACATGTAAAGATATATACTTGACAAATATAGTATCGGAAAATTAACCATACATTGTTCTCTCCACATTTGATATTTATAACTATTTTTTCTATAAGGATTATCCTCAATAGTTTTTTCTATTATTTCATTCAATAAACACCATTTAATTTTTGACGCAGATTTAAGATAATTATATGTTTCTTTGTGAGTTATATTTAGACTTTTTCCCACGTTTTCATCGTTATTTTTAACACCATTTTTTTTTCCGTCCATGTCGTACTATTTTTTATTAAGAGAAAATTATATTATATGGTGGCAGCATATAATATAATTATATTAAATATATTATGACCATTTTATAAAACCATTTATAACTTCCACTGTTTATATAAATAAATTATTTTGTTTCCTTTTCAGATTCCTTAGTTGAATTTAACACTGAAGATGACGAAACAGGTGTAACTAATGATTCTGCTGATTCTTTAACATTAGTTAACGCAGGTTTATTTTTATCATCTGTTGGTGTAGATGGTTCTATCTTCTTTTCTTGATTTTTACCACTTGGGTTGTTAATTACATCGGTTTCCTGTTTCTTAAGATAACTAGTATTAACAACGCCCGGATCTATCATACTTGTAGTTTTAACAACATGATTTGGAGTACCTGGACCAACGAATGTTCTCCTCATGAATATATTGATCTATTATATTGATTACTAAATACTTAATAATTAATACCATAAATTACTATATAGTTTTAGTTTCAATTTTTATATTATGTTATTTACATAGTATAAATGATTGGAACTGGTCATTATACAAAAACCAATATTTTGAGTAGTATTAAATTAGATAAGCTAGATAATCCACATAATTCACATATGCAAAATAAAGAAAATAGTTTATATTATCCTGTCGATCTCGATAGTTTTGATAACTTTTCATTTGAATCAGACAAATTAACTAGATCGATTGAATCAAGTGATTCAATAAAATATAATACAAATGATCCACTTTATCTTTCTTTGTACTTTATTGTAAACCAATTCGGTGGTGTTAAATATAAATGGACCACATTACACCATAATGGTGTATTATTTCCTCCTGATTATATACAACATCATGTTCCTATTGTCTATGATGGTCAAGATATTAATTTAGATAAAGAATCCGAAGAAGTAGCAACATTATATGCAGCATTTTTAGGTACCGAATACATTGAAAATAAAATATTTAATAGAAATTTTTGGAATGATTTCAAGAGAATTCTTCATAAAAATGGCCATGCAAACATAACAGAATTCGATAAATTAAGTTTCAATAAAATACGCATGTTTCTTGATGAAAAAAAAGTTGAGAAAAAAGAGATGAGTCTCGAAGAAAAAGCAGAAGAAAAAGAACAAAAAGATGCCATCGCTGAAAAATATAAATATTGTGAAATTGATGGCAAAAAAGAAGCAGTTGGTAATTTTAGAGTAGAAATTCCGAGTTTATTCAGAGGAAGAGGTAATAATAAATCATCCGGAAAACTCAAAAGACGATTATTTCCTGAAGATTTCACATTGAATTTATCCGATGATGCTCCTATACCTGATCCGCAAATTCCTGGCAGAACCTGGGGTAAAATAGTACACGATAGAACAGTCGATTGGTTGGCATCTTGGAAAGATCCAATTTCAGGGAAAACAAAATATGTATGGTTAAGTTCAACTTCTGAATTAAAAAGTAAAAATGATATAGAAAAGTTTGAAACAGCACGCAAACTAAAAAGAAAAATAAAAACAATTCGCGAAAAATATACTGAGGATATGAATTCATCCGATATTAAATTAAGACAAACTGCTACTGCGGTTTATTTAATCGATACATTTGCATTAAGAGTTGGAAATGAAAAGGGGGAAAGTGATACAGCAGATACAGTTGGTGTTACATCATTAAGAGTTGAACACTTAACATTAATGGATGACGGTATGATAAAATTTGATTTCTTAGGGAAAGATTCAATTAGGTATTTAAATATCGCACACGTGCCAGATATTGTGTATAATAATCTAAAAGATTTCGTTGCACATAAAACAAAGGATGATCAATTATTTGATAAAATAAATTCTAATGATATAAATAAATATTTACAAAAATTTATGAAAAATCTGACAGCAAAAGTATTCAGAACATATAATGCGTCCAATACTTTTTCACAAGAATTAAAAAAAGTTACTAAAAAAATGGAAGGGTATAATAAACCCGATAAAATAAAATTATTATTAGAACACTTTAACAAAGCAAATATTAAAGTTGCAAAATTATGTAATCATCAAAAAAATGTTTCAAAAACTTTCACACAACAGATAGATAAAATAAATGACAAAATTACTGAATTAAAACATAAAATAAAAAATAGTACACCAGCACATGCCGCTAAAATAAGAAAAACAATAAAAGGATTAAAAATGAAAAAACAAATTAAATCAGAAACACGAAATATATCTCTTGGCACGAGTAAAGTTAATTATATAGATCCTCGTATTACTATTGCATTCATTAAACAAAATGATATTCCTCCTGAAAAATTATTTACTAAAGCGTTAATGGATAAATTTAAATGGGCTTTCACTGTTGATAAAGATTTCAAATTTTAAATTTCAAATAAGTTATTCAAGATAAATAAATCATAATGTTTTCATAGCACAAAAACATTGCGAAATGAACAGGGATTGATCTTAATAGACATGCATTAAATCCTCTATAAAATCCCAAAATACCATCAGATTTGTATAATTGTTTCGCACAATCAAACATTCCATTATATTTCATCGCAGACTTATTAAATCCATCTGTTTGAATTCTATTTTTGATTACATCGATAGGGTAAATTGGGATCCAGAATGCTAATCCTGCAACTACACCACTTATTCCAGGAGCAATTGATTTTAATCTATTATTTTTATCCATATATTGCAATCTATTTTCCGTCATTCTATATGACATAAAATATAATCCCGTAGATGGTGTATCTCTTATTATCGTTAAAATAGATCCTTTGTAAATTCCCTTCAATCCATAGTTCATATATATTTTTTTATATGCATCGTAACTATTTTTATACTTTTCACCCATCAGAGATGTTACCTGCATTCGGTTTCTAATGTGTTCGATAGGAATAGTCAGTGGTGATTGGACAAACCCGGCTAATGTTCCACCAATAAAATTTGTTGTATTACTATTTGTTCCAATATATTTTGAAACTTTTGAGTAGGTGCCAAATTCTATTGATGTTAATATACTCGACCCTATGAAAAGACCAAATGATCCACGATAAAACCCCCTTATACCCTCAGTTCTATAAATCTTTTGTGTATTTGACAAAATAGATTTATCTCCATAAATTGTTTGAATTCTTACTTTTAATGTTTCAATCGGATAACCGACCCCAATTCTGATAACGCCACTCATGGATCCCGCTATATATTCCGCATAGTTAGACATCTTGCCATTAATATAATCGATTTATAATATATAGTAATAATGTAGTCGGGTTTATCCGTTTTACAGTTAATAATTAATATACGTGTATATGTCATGTTATAAATGATTCAATTTTATTTAACTATTTTCACATCTAGAACATTTGCACATGAAACAATAATGATCTAATAAATATTTGCGTCTTTGTTCAGTTCCCATTATATTCAAATCAGTTTCTTTAATATATGTGTCAGTAATTTCTTCTCCTTTTTTTATATTTCTAATGGTTTCAAAAATCATTGTATCGTTTTCGGGATAAAATCGTGTATTGGGATTACAGTTATGATTCAATTTTGCACCTAATATTAATATAATAGGACCGTGTTTATACATTGAAAATGCATTGTATAAATATTTAAAATAGTACTGAATCAACTTATCATCATCTACTTTTAATAATATATTTTTAACTTCACCTTCCGGTAATTTACGAATTATTTTATACAAATTATTTTTAAAATTATTTTCATACAAAAATTGTGTGTCACGTGGTGTCAATGTTGTTTCATCGTGAATTAATCCGAAATTTATTGTGTTAAAATCAAAATTATAATTTTTGTTATATTTTTTTTCAATCATTTTATAAATAATTTGTAATGCCGGATCAATATTTTTATCACCAAATATTTCGTACAACGGTGTTTCCCGCATTATTATTGTTCCACTTTTAATGTCATTTTTCGCAATAACTTTATATTCATTGTTGTCAAATTTTATATCTATACTTTTGTGCAAAAAATCAGGATCTTTCGATATTTTAGGAAAATTAAATGTATCATACGGAAAGTCTTTTCGCATTGAATTGAATCAAACATTAATATATTCGTGTTGTTAAATCATGATATGGGGATTTCAATATTATTAAATGTTGTTTAATTTTATAGATTTAAATAATATGTCTTTTAATCCATAAATATTGCCATGATATGAATTTATTAATGTTATAACATTGACATCTTTGTATTTTTTATTAATATATTTTTGTATAGAATATGATGGTGTTATTACATCTTTACCAGATAAAATAATGTATGTATCCTTGTTTAAATTAGTCATGTGTGAATAATTCATAAACGATATCCTCTTAATATACGTTTGAACGAATATATTTCTGAAATTTGCATATATCGCAAACATAATAAAATTATATACATTTCTGTCAATAAAATTGTCAGATGTATAAAATCCCAAACCAGGATTCAGATGAGGTTTCCTATTCATTAATTCATTTACACCATCATCACACAACATAAAAATACTTGCGCTCTGTATACAAAAACATACAGGTTCAATATAAATTTTCTTAATACATTTCTCAGGTTTTTTTTGTTGTAAGACATTTAGGCATACAGTTCCATAACTGTGTCCAATACCTATAAATTTGTCTATTTTATTTACATCAATATACTTATCGACAGACTCTATAATTTCATCTATTGTTGAAATATTAGTTGTAAATGAACTAAATGATATATTTGGTAGTTCCGGTATTATAATATTATATGTTTTACTCAATTTAATGATTAATAACAAATATGGAGCAACTCCAAGTCCAATGCCATGAAAAAATACAATATTGTTATTATTATTATTATTATTATTATTATTATTATTATCATTTTTCCATATTACTGTTTTTGTATCTGGGCATATATATTTAGTAAATCCGTATATTAAAAGAATCAATCCAGTTAATTGTTTAATGAAATAAAATAATACATAAATTGATAAAGGCCAATGAATTACTTTAAGTTCACGATTCATAATAAAAACACTTTCATTTTTAATCATATGTGAATTATCATCACTTATATTTATATTTTTAATACTTGGATGATTTTTAATTTTGTTGTAAAAATAATTAATTATTTCTTTATTTGTTTCTTTATTTATTTTTTCGGAAAGTGAACCATATATTAAATACTCAACTGTATTAATTATATCTTTTTTATTAATATTTGTCGATCCTTGAAATGTATCCGTAATGAATGTCTCAATATTTTCTTCATTATTTATATACTCGTCGAAATATTGAATACTTTTATTTATACATTCACTATTTATAATACGTTTATGATGATAATATGTGTTATTCATTTTTTTATACAAGTGTAGTTTGCAATATGAGTAAAATAATGTTTCAAATAATATCAAACCTGTCACAAAACCTACCACATAGTTCATTTTGTACGATTTTATATTTACAAATGAAAAAAATGAAAATTAATTATTTACTCATTTTCTTATACTTAATACCATGAGTTTATACACTAATATATACACTAAATAGACCAAATAGACCAAATAGATTAAATAAATCAATATACATGTTTAGAGGTGCAATATATAATACTTTATCAGAAGCATATTTAGGAACTTTATCAGATATTTATCATAATGGTTCTCCCTTAAAAGGTACCAGTAAGGAAGAACAATTAAATAATCCAAATAATTTAGATGATTTCAAAGAGTTGATCAATAATGACAATTATTATTATAACAGAGCTTCAAGTAAAGAGTTGCATAATTATAGTTTTACGATTAAAAATCCTTCCATAACCGAATCATTAACAACAAAATCAAGTACACACAATAAAATTATTCACAATTATACTGAGAAAGAAACAATATATTTTGATAAAGGAGATATTCATAATATGGATAAACTTTCTAAGGTGTGGGAAACAATTAAAAATCCTGACGGAACAGTTAATGCAAATTACGGTTATATGGTTTATCATATGTATGATGCATGGAACGAACAATTTGATCCATCAAATAAAATGAATCAATGGGATTGGGCAAAAAAAAGATTAATATTAAACAAGCAAACTTTACAAGCATATGTACATTTTAATAGACCAAAAGATCAATGGATGATGAATTTAGACCAACCATGTACGATGTATATTCAATTTGTTATTAGAAATGATAAATTGAATTTGTATGCAAATATGAGATCAAATGATATAGTATACGGTACTCCTTATAATATAGCATATTTCATAAAACTTTTACACAGAATGTGTAATGAATTAAAGAAATATTATCCAAACTTAGAAGTAGGTGACTATATTCATCACACAACATCAATTCACTACTATATAAGAAATGAGGATCGTGTTAAACAAATGTTGGGCATTAACACATTGAGTTATAAATTGAAACATACGACATTGTGTATAGTAAATAGTTTAAAAATTATAACATTATTCCTAATTTATGTGTATGTAATCTTTTTATTAATCATCGGAGCTAATATGATGGGATTCAAAATTTCCTTTTAATTCTTTTTTTATTCTAAATATATATAAACATTTTAATCATTTTTTATAATTATATAACATAATGACATCAAACTCAAATATTTTTTATAAAAAAAATCTTGCATTACAATTTATTAGTTCAACAAATGATCCCAATAAAAAGATGTCTGATAAATTACATTTATTCAGTGAAGATATTTCTATGGATAATAAAAAACGATTCATTGTTGACACATACGAAGGTATGTATGAAAAAATTAATAAAATAAAATTAAATAAAATCAACAATAATATGAATTTTTATGAAAATATCGAAACAAATCAAGATGTTAAATTGCATTTAGACATTGATTACAAAATTGATACAAAAACTAATAATAATAATAATAATAATAACACACTATATTCTACTAATTTAGACATATTAAATGATCCAATTAAAATAGTAAATGACAAACTTAAAAAAGATTATGCAATAGAAGATCCAATAATCATCGTATTATCGGCAAATACTGAAATAAAGATATCATTCCATATAATTTACACTAATGTTGTATTTGATGATATATACAAAATGAAAGGATTCATGACTGAGTTAATTACTTCCATTGATACAATTAAAGATAATTCAAAAACTTTCATTGATTTGTCTATTTACAGAACAGGATGTTTCAGAATGTTATGGTCAAGTAAAATAAATAAAAGTAATAAACTCATATTTCACAAAGGAATCAATTATGAAAACAAAAATGATAGTAACTTATTTTATGATTGTCTTATAACAAATATAAATACAGATTATTATTCTATAGATTTTACTATCCCGGAAAACATAAAAAAATCGAACAATGTATGTGATAAAAATATTAAAGAGCAATTTAAATTAAGTTTATCTGACGAATCAGACAAATCAAACAAATTAGACAAATCAAATAATTCTAATAAACACAATCAAAAAAAACCTTGTGAAATAGAATTAAATAAATTACAACAATATATGGATTGTATTGATCCAATCAGAGCTGATAACTATAAACAATGGCTTGATATAGGTATTTGTTTATATAATTCAAATAATAAATCGTTCGATATATGGCATGAGTGGAGTAAAAAAAGTTCAAGTTATCAATCTGAATCAGAATGTTTATATAAATGGAATTCATTCATTCACGGAAAAGAAAATATTATGGGTATTGGAACATTGATATTATATGCAAAAATGGATAACCCTGTTGAATTCGCTTATATTATTCCATCAGATAAATCATATAAAAATAACAAAAATAATCAGATAAATAATATTAATTAATTTTTTTTAATTTTTTTTAATTGTTGTATATATTGTTGTATATATTTTTATAATATTATTAGT